GAAAGACAGACTGCTGCTAGAATTAATGCAGCTGAAAGGCGTGAAATGATGAAACAACAAAAAGGAGGTCAGTAATGACAAAAGAAGAAAAAGAATTAAGAGAAGAGTTTTTTGACGGACCCGCTTCAGACAGCATGAGCTTTGAGCAATTTCTTATTCAAAAAGGTCGTGGTGATCTAGTCAAGCCTATGAAGATGGCAGACGGCGGGGCAGTTGAACTTGTTCGTGGTGATCCCAACTATTACAAAGACTTATTATGAGTAATGAAGAATGGGTTTATCTTATTCTGGGGTTTTGGAGCTATAGCTTTTTAGCAGGGTTTTATTTTGGCTAGCAAACAAAAAAAACTACAGAAACAATCCATTTATGCTGAATATGATGAAGATGGTGACGGTATAGTTTCTGACGAAGAATTAAGTCATGTTGCAGATATCAAAAAACTTGAGCACGATCTTAGGAAGCAAAGAGCTCAAAGGCGGATGGCAACTGCCAGTTTGGTTGCTATGGCTACTTTTACTGCTGCAATGTTCTTTGTCGATCTCGAAAGAGTTAAAGCACTTGCCGATATTAGCAATCTTTTCTATCTCACTGGTGGCGGCATTGTGTCTGTATATATGGGTGCATCGGCTATAATGAATAGAAACGGAAAATGAAACCTGCTTTTCTGCTCATGTGCTATTTGGCGGGAAATCCAGCGGGCACCTTGCATTTTCAGTCAGTGAAAACAGCAGACTATTTTAAGTCATACCTTGATAACCAGACCGTAAGGATTGGTGAGGACACGAAAAAATATGACTGTTTCGTAAAATTAGTAAAAGTAAACAAAGAAATGAGGTTATGGTAATGATACAAGCATTAATAGGTCCGGCAACTAAGTTGCTAGGAAAATTTATAGAAGATAAAGATCAGAAAAACAAATTGGCACACGACTTGGCAACGCTTGCCTCTCGACATGCCCAGGAACTGGCCAAAGGTCAGATAGCTGCCAATACAGAACAGGCGAAGCACCCCAGCTTATTTGTAGCCGGAGCTCGCCCCGCCATAATGTGGATCTGTGCTCTAGGGTTATTAACTCAGTTTTTTATTATGCCAATTGCTGAGTGGGCAACAGCTATATGGATGCCAGACATAACTTTGCCAAGTTTAAAGACAGGTGAACTTATGACTTTAACCCTTTCATTACTAGGATTAGGAGGAATGAGATCTTATGAGAAGTCAAAAGGTGTAGCCAGAGAGAACATGAAAAAATGACGGATAAATTATGTATTAGGTGTAAGGTTGTATTGAAAAAAATAGAACTAAAAGACGTTTATCAATGTCCCATGTGTTTTACTGTGACAGAATTACCACAAGATCAAACAATAGTTGAACAAGAAAACTAAATCTGTTATTATGTATAAGAGTATATAAGACAAAATAGGAAGTTATAAGTTAATTATGTCAAAAAGTGAGATTTATCTTGCAGAAGCTGTTTTTCGTATTATAAATGAAAGAAAGAAACAAATTTCTGAGGCTTTGTTGTACGACAGTGTAAAAAATATGGAGCAATATAGACAGCTTATGGGTGAAAGAAAAGGTTTAGAGTTTGTTGATGATGAACTAAAAAGTTTACTGGACCGTCAGGAGAAAGACGATGAATGATACAGCATTAGATAAAGTATATGTAGAGCCCAAAGATAGGGTCCTAGACCCGAGTTTAGCAGATCAGAGCCTAATAGACCGGATGCCAAGTCCCACTGGCTGGAGGCTGCTTATTCTGCCTTACAGGGGCAAAGGTAAAACAGAAGGTGGTTTATACTTACCGGATAAGGTTGTAGAAGATAATCAAATATCAACCCAAGTTGGATTTATTTTGAAGATGGGTCCTATGGCTTACAAAGACCCGGAAAAGTTTCCTTCTGGGCCTTGGTGTGCAGAAAAAGATTGGGTGATGTTTGCACGTTACGCAGGATCAAGATTTAAAATAGATGGTGGTGAAGTAAGAATACTGAACGATGATGAGATTTTAGCAAAAATACAAGAACCTGAAGATATTTTACATTTTTAAGAGGAAGATATGAACCAGCCAAAAAAAGAAGAACAATTAGATTTAGAAATTGAAGAACAGCAAGAGGAGTCTCAAGATGTTGAAATCCCTGTCCAAAACCAAGCTGAAAATGCTGAAACTACAGTGGTACAAGAAGATGAACCAGCTCAAGACCAGTTTGAAGAAGCTAAAAACAAAACTGAGAAGCGTATTAACAGGCTTACTAAAAAAATGCGGGATCATGAAAAAAACGCAGATGACGCCCTTAAGTTCGCACAGCAAAAGGAAAAAGAAAACCAAGAGTTAAGAGATAGACTTAACAAAATGGATACCAGTTATTTGAGCGAATATACTGGTAGAGTAGATAGTCAAATGGCTCAGGCAGAGGCTACACTAAAAGCAGCTATGGAGCTTGGAGACACAGAGTCAGCTGTTGCAGCTCAAAAACAAATAAGTCAATTAGCCGTTCAAGCAGATAGAGCAAGTCAGGCTAAAGCAGCTCAAGAGAAAAAGGTGGCACAACCTGTTGAGCAAGCTCAAAGACAACCCCAAGTACAACAAACCGCTCCCCCACCGCCACCAGACCCTAAAGCTCAGGCTTGGGCAGAGCGTAATGATTGGTTTGGTAATGATAGTGCTATGACCTATGCTGCTTTTGGCATACACAAAGAATTAGTTGAACAAGATGGTGTTGACCCAAAGACCGATGAATACTATACTGAATTAGACAGACGTATGAGTGAAGAATTTCCTCATAAGTTTGCTGATAAGACGCAAAGCAAAAAACCCGTCCAGAACGTAGCTTCCGCGTCAAGATCAAGTTCTGGACGTAGTAGTGGGAAGAAAAAAGTTACTCTAAGTGCACGACAAGTCGCTTTGAGTAAAAAACTAGGCGTTCCTTTAGAAGAGTACGCGAAATATGTTAAGGAGTAATTGATTATGGAAAAGCAAGACGAAATGTTTGAGAAACCTATTTCGAGGTCTCCTAGAACATCTAATACAAGAGAAAAGACAGCTGCAAGAAAACCGTGGGCTCCACCATCTATGTTGGATGCACCTCCTGCACCTGAAGGCTTTAAACATCGCTGGATAAGAGCGGAAACCAGAGGTTTCGATGATACAAAGAATATCTCTGCAAAAATGCGAGAAGGTTGGGAACTCGTAAGAAAAGATGAATATCCAGATTTTGAAGCACCCGTAGTGGAGTCAGGTAAGTATGAAGGTATATTTGGGGTCGGTGGATTAATTTTAGCTCGCATACCTCTTGAAACAGTAGCAGAGAGAACAGCTTATTTTAACGAAAGAAGCTCAGATCAAATGCAGGCTGTGGATCAAGATATGATGAGAGAAAATGCTCATTCTACTATGACAATTAGTAGACCAGATCGTCAATCTCGCGTAAGTTTCGGAGGGAAAAAATCTTAACTTTAATCTTTAACGGAGACTTAAATGGCTAATAATTTAACAGGTGGCTATGGTTTACGTCCAATAGGTTTAACAGGTTCTGCCGCGAACACTACTGGTACAACACAGTACGAAATTGCGTCAAACAACACAAATGCTATTTTTCAAGGTGGCATTGTTATTCCTACTTCCGCAGGAGTCATAGATATAACAGACCAAGCGGTCAGCCCGTTAGGCGTTTTTTATGGTGTTGAATATGTCGACTCAGGCACAAAGAAAACAACATTTAAAAATTTCTGGCCGGGATCAAATAATGTCAGTGTTGATACAAACTTTCCTATTAAGGCGTTTGTATACGATAATCCTATGCAGCTCTTTACTGTAGTTGCAGACGGAACCAACACAAATAGAGCGACAGCTTTAGCGGATGTTTTTGCAAATGCGACTATGGCAAGTGTAAATAGTGGTAGTACCAATACTGGTCAATCCACAGATATGCTTGACATTTCAACAGCTGCAACAACAGGCACTTTAGATGTCAGAATAGTAGGGTTGTATGAAGATGAAGGTAATACCGATTACTCCGCAGTGGGTCATCAGTATATCGTACGTCTTCTAGGACACTTTAACTCAGGCTTTGCAGCTGCTGTTAATACAGCAGACAATGCAGGTATATAAGGAGAATAGAGTATGGCTATATCAAGAGCACAATTAGCTAAAGAGCTAGAGCCTGGTCTTAACGCCTTATTTGGGCTTGAGTACGACAGGTATGAAAACGAACACGCAGAAATATTTGATGAAGAATCATCAGATAGAGCGTTTGAAGAAGAAGTGATGTTAGCAGGCTTTTCAACTGCACCGACTAAATCAGAAGGTGGAGCTGTGAGCTTTGATGATGCACAAGAAACATTTACTGCAAGATATACACATGAGACTATTGCTCTTGCTTTCTCAATAACTGAGGAAGCTATAGAGGATAATCTTTATGATAGACTCGCAAGTAGATACACCAAAGCATTAGCTAGATCTATGGCACAAACCAAACAGATCAAAGCGGCTGCTATTCTAAACAATGCGTTTAGTACAAGTAATGCAGTTGGTGATGGTGCAGCATTAGCATCTGCTTCTCACCCAACCATCAACGGAAACCAAAGTAACATCTTATCAGTTGCTTCTGACTTGAATGAGACATCACTTGAGCAGGCATTGATTGATATTGCAGGTTTCAAAGATGAGAGGGGCTTAAAAATTGCTGTTAGAGGCACAAAACTAATAATTCCAAAAGAATTACAGTTTATTGCTGAAAGAATTATGAACAGTAATTTGAGAGTTGGAACTTCAGACAACGATGCAAACGCTATGAAAAATATGGGTATGTTACCAGAAGGAGCGGTTGTAAACCACTTCTTAACAGACACAGATGCGTTTTTCATCAAGACTGATGCACCAAACGGTTTTAAATATTTCAACCGTTCACCTATCAAAACAGCTATGGAAGGCGATTTTGATACAGGAAACATGAGATTTAAGGCCAGAGAGCGTTACAGCTTTGGTGTTTCTGACTGGAGATGTGTATTCGCAACTCCTGGAGCATAAAAATTCCTACATTTTAAAAAAGGGGTCTTTTCAGGCCCCTTTTTTTATGTATAATAGAAGTACCTTGACGAAGAATTAACTTCGACAATAGCCACGACAAGGAGACACATATGGCTAACTCAACTTTCTCAGGTCCATTGAGATCTGAAAGCACAATCAAAACTGTGAGTAAAAATGCTTCTACAGGAACAATCACAGAAGTAATCACAATGGGTGATGCACCCGTTGCATTAGGGGACGAGGATAAAACACTTGATAATGCGACACATAGCGGTAGAGTTTTGGCAGTTCCAGCACTTGCATCTAACAGAACAATAACATTACCAGCACCAGTTGCAGGAGCTACTTTTAAGTTTATCTATGCAGGAGCAGCAGAGGAAGCAGAAAATTTGATAATAGTCACTCCTGGAAACTCAAACTTTTTCTTAGGTAATGTTCAGCATTTAGATACAAACGCAGACAATGTAAGCGTTTACGCAAACGGTAGCTCTAATTCAAAGTTAACACTAACAGACTTTGGTAGCATGGAAATAAATATAGTAGGTAAAGATAGTACAAATTACTATATTTGGGGTAATGTAGTTTCTGAAGACGCTCCAGCTTTCGCTGATCAATAATAGGAGGCTCTAATGGCAGGCTCTGACGTAAAAGCAAAAAGGATTACTGGAACAGGTTCATTAGCTGTGGGACCTGCTCGAATAAGACAAATACAATTAAAAACTGCATCTGGAACGCCACGGCTTACCGTGACTGATGCAAGTGGCGGTGCTACAGTTCTTGATTTAGATTTTAATGCTTCAGACACTCATTCTGTTAATATTCCTGCGGAGGGAATAAAGGTTAGTGACATATTTGTTAGCACATTGACTAACATCACAGCCGCAACTTTTTTCTTTAACTAGGATAAACATGACTAGGAAAAGGGACAAACAACCACCTAGAACAAAAAAATATTACCGCTCCACTAAAAGTGGGGCGGGCATGACATCAGCGGGTGTGGCTAAATACAGACGTGATAATCCGGGCAGTAAGTTAAAAACTGCAGTAACAGGTAAAGTTAAAAAGGGGTCCACTGCTGCAAAAAGAAGAAAATCATATTGTGCAAGAAGTGCAGGACAAATGAAGAAGTTTCCAAAAGCAGCAAAAAACCCTAATAGTAGATTAAGACAAGCAAGAAGAAGATGGAAGTGTTAATGGCAACAAGACGAGAAAAAGATATATTACATAATTTAGATAAAAGAATGGCAGTCCTTGAAGAAATTATTCAAAGATTAGAAAGCAATCACTTATCTCATTTACAGGCTCAGGTAGATAAAATAGATAGAAGGGTCTGGGCTTTAATAGCTGGTGTTGTCCTTCAACTTGTTTCCATAGTATTTATTTTTATAGGAGTTAAGTAATGCCTCATTATACAAAACCATTAAAAAAAGTTATAGGCGGTTTAAAAAAAGCGTCTAAGTTACACGCCAAACAGGCAAAAGTTTTGACAAAAATAAAAAAAGATCAAAGCACAAGATATAAAAATGGCAAAAAAAAGAAAAAAAGATCCTAAAGTTGGAACAGGAAAAAAGCCTAGAGGCTCTGACAGACGTTTATATACGGACGAAAACCCTAAGGACACGGTTAGTATTAAATTTGCTACGCCGTCGGATGCCAGAGCAACTGTTGCCAAGGTTAAAAAAATCAATAAACCATTTGCGAGAAAGATACAAATACTTACAGTCGGTGAGCAAAGAGCAAAAGTAATGGGGAAAACTCAAGTTGCAAATATATTCAAAAAAGGTAAAGATAGTATTAGAAAACAAAGGAGCACAGCATGACCGTTGTAAAAACTGGACCCAAACCGGGCAAACAAAAGGTTACTTATTTTAAAAAAGGTGGTGCAGCTAAAAGTAAAGGCAGTAAAATTTGTCCAGCTGGTAAGGCTTGGGCAAAAAGAACTTTTGATACTTATCCCTCAGCATATGCAAATATGGCCGCTTCTAAATATTGTAAAGACCCTAATTACGCAAAGGGAGCAAAAGGTAAAAAATAATGGGTGCATTAAAAGACTGGGTGAAACAAGATTGGGTGCGTATAGGCACTGATGGTAAGATTAAAGGTAAGTGTGGTACGTCAAAAGATAAAAAAAATCCTGATAGGTGTTTGCCAAGAGCAAAAGCAAATAGTTTAAGTCAATCAGAGAGAGCGAGCACAGCCAGGAAAAAAAAGAAAGCGGGTGCAAAAGGTAAAACAGTTGTAGGTAATACCCCGGCAGCTAAAGTAAAAAAAATGAGTTCTGGAGGTGTAATACCTAGCACAAAAGCAAAAAGACCCTTTAAAGGTAAGGTAAAAACAGGTAGTGTAGTAGCTAGAGGTTGTGGCATGGTCATGGCCAATAGAAGAAAACAAACAAAAGGTTCAGTAAGTCGTACATAAATAAAGGAGGTACAAATGGCTATGAAAAAAAAAGGTTTTGCAAAAAAAATGACTAAAGGCGGTTCTGTCGTTAGAGGTGCCACAAAAATGAAAAAAGGTGGTGCCGTTAAAAAAATGATGGGCGGTGGTGCTGCGGGCATGAAGAAAAAGGGCTTTGCCAAAGGTGGTGCTGCGGGCATGAAGAAAAAAGGTTTTGCCAAAGGCGGTGCTATTAAAAAAATGAAAAGAGGCGGTAGAGCTTAAAAAATGCCTTATCTTCAAAGTAACATCCCTCATTTTAAATGTTGGGTGAGAAGAGAGTATACGCACAATCACGAAAAATATCATGGTGAGTTTCTTCATGCTATGGCAATAACAGTAAACACTGTTCCAGACAGGTGTTTAAGCTTTCAAATGATATTTACAGGGTGTGAATCTGATTTTGACGAAAGTCAAAATGTTAACGGTGGTGCCATGTGGGCTAGAATGCCTATTACAGCTCTTGTTGCGGATACTCCTTTGGACAAATGGCCGGAGCCCATGCCCGTGCATTTAGTTCAGCCGTGGGATTGTAGTTCTCATCATCATTCAGTTATTAAAATAGACAGAGTAAGCTCAAGCCCGTGGATATGTAAGATTGATGGTAAATTTTATACGGGTAAATACCTTTTTACGGTAGATTATACAGAGTCAGATATTGCAGATGATCCTGCTCAACACAAACAAAGTCATGTCTTAGAGTTAACTGATGCTGGTAAATGGACAGGAAATATAGTAGCATTACCTAACAATAGAGTTCGTGCAACAAGCCCTGCGTTATGGGAAACTGGTGAAGGAGCACCAGATTTTAAACCAAGTCAATGGATGCATAATGCCGAATGCGATAATAGTTACATGGATCCTAGTGTTACTTTTGATAATTTATATAAGGATTAAAAAATGGCAACTTCAAGCTCAACAGATTTTGAATTAGATGTAGCAGAATACATAGAAGAAGCTTTTGAAAGATGTGGCTTGGAGGTTAGGACAGGTTATGACTTAAAGTCCGCTAAACGATCAATTAATTTGATGTTAGCGGAATGGGCCAATAGAGGTCTAAATCAGTGGACTATTGAGCAAAGAACACAGGCACTTACAGCTGACGATGTAGATTATTCTTTAGGGACAGATGTTATTGATATATTATCAGCGGTAGTAAAACGTAGTAGCACAGATTTTAGTTTAAGCCGAATAAGTAGGGATAGTTATTTATCAATACCAAACAAAGCAACGACGGGTAGACCTACGCAGTTTTTTTTAGACAGGCAAATAACTCCAAACTTAAAAATTTGGCCTGCTCCAGAAAATAGTACTGACGTTATTGTTTATGATGCTTTGACACGAATACAAGATGCAGATGCTCCAGTAAACACTTTAGAAATACCATTTAGGTTTTATCCATGTCTAACTGCTGGGTTAGCGTATTATTTGTCGATGAAAAAAAACCCACAATTGACTCAGATGTTAAAAGTTGTTTACGAAGAAGAGTTTGAAAGAGCTATGGGTGAGGATAGAGATAGGTCCAGTTTCACTGTAACTCCAGAATATCAGTATTTTAGGAGTAATTAATGGGAAAGTTTGCATCAGGTAAATTTGCAAAAGGTGTATCAGATAGATCAGGTATGGTTTACAATTTAAGAGAAATGAGACTTGAGTGGAATGGATCTTTGGTGGGACCAGATGAGTTTGAAAGAAAACATCCTCAACTTGGTCCGTTTAATTTACCAGTTGATGGACAAGCTATAAAAAATGCAAGACCCGCTAGAACAGAAAACCCGATTGAAAGATTACTAAATCCAGACTCTTTTCTATCGGAATCAGCAAGTTCCGCTGTAATTACTGTAACAGAGCCTAGTCATGGGAAAACTACGGGTGACACAGTGCGTTTTAAAAAAGTAAATGGATTTGATGGCTTCACTCCATCTGTTTTGACACAATCTATTGGATATAGTATAACTGTAGTAACAACAGACACTTACACTTTTAGTGCCAACGGGCAAACTGCCACAAGCGGGGGTGTTAGAGGTGGCGGTGTTAATGCAACGGCAGGGCCAGTGAGTGTTACACCATGAGTTTTACATTAGCTACACTTAAAACAGCAATTCAAGATTATGTAGATAATTCTGAAACAACATTTGTTAATAATTTAAATAATTTCATAAAGGGAGCAGAACAAAAAATATTTGAAAGTGTTGATCTTGAAATTTTTAGAAAAAACGTAACAAGCACTTTAACTAGCTCGGATGAGTTTTTAACAGTCCCTAATGATTATCTAGCATCCTTCTCTTTACAAATCACTACATCTGGTTCTGAAAGTTTTTTATTGAAAAAAGATGTAAATTTTTTAAGAGAATATACACCTGCGTCTACAACAACAGGTTTACCAAAATACTATGCTAGATTTGACCAAAATAATTTTATTTTGGCTCCCACTCCAAACAGTAACTACACTATCGAATTACATTATTATTTTAAACCTGCTAGTTTGACGGCAGGTGCTGATAGTGGCACTACTTGGTTAAGCACTAATGCTCCGTTTGCTTTATTATACGGCTCTATTGTAGAAGCGTATGCTTTTATGAAGGGCGAAGCAGATACGATTGCAAATTATACAAATTTATTTTTAGCAAACTTACAAAGGCTAAAAGACTTAGGGGAAGCTAGAGAAAACACAGATGGTTATAGAGTTGGTCTACCATCAAGACCGAGAACATAGGAGTAGAAGATGGCAACAGCAAATGCAGCAACCAATTATCTAGAAAGAAGATTATTACATTTTCTTTTTAAAAATAATTCATTAAGTTTTTCATCGCCAGGTGACAGTATTTATGTGGGGCTAGCTACAGCAGTTAGTGCGGCAGAGACAGGATCTGTTACCGAGGCAAACTTTACAAACTACGCAAGACAACAAGTAACAGCTTCTAATTGGACAACTATAGGTGCAGATTCAACAGACACACAAACTGCTAAGAATGCAGCTAATATCGAGTTTCCAGCCTCTGGCGGCACTAATAATACCATCACTCATGTCTTCATTGCAGACGCATCGAGTAGCGGTAATATACTTTTTGTTGGTGCTTTAGATGCTTCTAAGACAATTCAGTCTGGTGATATATTTAGAATAAATGCAAACAACTTAACTATTGAGCTTAAATAATGGCATTAGTCTTAAATGACAGAGTAAAAGAAACAACGACTACAACGGGTACAGGTACGTTTAATTTAGCTGGTGCAGTTACTGGTTTTGAAACTTTTGTTGCAGGAATAGGTAATTCTAACACTACATACTATGCAGTGACTTTGCCTGGAACAGCAGAGTTTGAAGTGGGTCTTGGGACTATCACTGATGCTAGTCCAGACACTTTAGCCAGAACAACAGTTATAAGTAGTTCAAATAGTGATAGTGCAGTAAA